GGCCTCGTAGGCCCTCCCCGGCGTTTGTCGGATCCTCACTGAGAATCTTAATGTGGGTTGCAGTGCAACTTCCCATGGTTCTCTTCAACACTCAAACCGTTAGGACAACAATGACTAGTGGATATGACACCAGGTCTAGGAAGGGGAAACCCCTCCCGTATAAGATCTGGGATCAGAACGGAGTGCTTCTGCACTCTGGTTCATCTCCACGTACGTCGGAGAAAGTCACTTCTTACCGAAGTGATGTCACGGGAACTAGATTGGATCCGAGGCAAGTCGACCTTTATGGCGGCTTTCTTCGGCGCGACTCTGTCGCGGATTATTTCAATCCGGGCCCCCGCCTCTTAGCACAGCTTGAGGCGAGTGGACTTGTTGAAGAGAGCGACTATCAGTCGCTCACAGGTGTTGGTGTCGATAACGGACATCCGTTCGAATTGACCAAACAAACCTGCAACACGTCCCTGCGACGTACCGTGAAGTACAGGCCTAATGGGCAGCCAGACACCGTAAGGTGTTCTGGTTTTCCAGTGTCTATCCAATCTTTATCGATTGGGCAGCCATCCGCCTGGGCTCGTATGCCCTTCGAATTCGGAGGGACTACAGTAGATCAGAGGAAGATTTTTACTCCTCTACTGATTACACCGCCTACAGCCGACAGGCTGAAAAGCGATGGAACCAGTCTACTCACGATACTTTCTCCTGCTTCTCCGCAAGTTAGCGTGACCGCAGCATTGCTCGAGCTCACGCTCGGCTTTCCTGCAATCCCTGGCCACATACTCTCTAATCTGAGTATTGGTGGCTTTGGAGACGAGTACCTAAATGCGGTATTCGGGCTCATGCCAACTTACGACGACGCTGTTAAAATCGCAAAGGAACTTCGCGATATCTCGATGAAGCTACATCAAATTCGTCGAGATCAGGGTCGCCGTGTGCGTAGGAAGGGTAAGTTGCCTGTCCAGTCCAAATCAGAAATCTTTGGAAACTCAGAACTTGGGATTCCACAGATTTGGACTGGAGTGCCGATTGATCAGACAACTCGTTGGAATGACTCAAACCCTACAAACTCTGCTTTATCTAGAGTTTATGGGTTCAACGAGCAGTCAACTTACCCTCATGAGAAGCAATTGTTCATGACCGAGTCGAGATATGTGACCTTTTCTGGGTCATTTACCTATGTGCTGCCTGAGATTCCCGGTTTTTCTGGTCGTCTTGAGCAGTACCTAGCATCGATGGATGCCCTTCTGGGCCTATCGATGTCGGCTCGTATTGCATGGCAAATTACGCCATGGTCCTGGCTCGTCGATTGGTTCTTGGATATCCGGCAGAATATAGCCGCGATTTCCTTGGGCCATGACGATAACCACGTGGTTAATTACGCCTACGCGATGGAGACTGTCGAGAGACAGGCTGTCGCAAAGGTTACATTCACTGGGCCAAGTCCTATTCAGAACGTGTCCTATGTGAGCACAAGTATCGACGCTGTTTTTAAGCGTCGTATTCGTGCTAACCCGTACGGTTTTGTGAGTGAAGCAGATAGTGGGGCTTGGGGCCCCTACCGTCTTGCCATTTTGGCGGCTCTCGGAATTTCGAGAGCTTAGCTTTCCTGCCCCTGTCAATGCGCATTTCGCGCAAATCCGGAAGAGGACCCATGGCACTTACTGATCCGCAGTCCATCACCGTCGGCACTGCCGTCTCGCTCCCGCGTGTTCGCACGGATAACACCGCTGCTGAATACACGAGCTCGGACGGCGTCATTTCACTCCTGGTATCTCACCAGGTTGCGAAGGGACGTCGACGCTCCCTTGCTAAGGCTGGTCGAAAGAAGGTGTCGACTGACCCGCTCACTGACGTCAAGTCAGAGATTGGTGCAGTCATCAACATCTCGATCGATCGGCCCAACGTAGGCTTCACGGAGGCCGAGCTCATTGAGCTCGTCACTGGAGCATTTACCTGGATGACTACGGGCACCAATGCGAACCTGAAGAAGGTTCTGGGGCTCGAGTCTTAAAGGTAGATGTTCCACTTCCTCTGTCCCAAAACGGGACTTCCCCTTACCCGCTAGGGTAGGAGGCCGTGGAGGCGCTGGGGGGGGCATATGCTCCCCCCAGTGTGGATTTCTGCTGATCAAAACGGTTCTGTTTTATAGGAGCCAGAGTGTCGTTGGGTTTGGATGCCCATCCCCGTATTGAACGGAGAGACCATGAAAAGCCTTGTAACACTCTTCCACAAAGTCCTCGAAGATGTGGGGACTTTTTGCTCGACAAACACCAGTCGTGATATTGTAACCGTCACGACTCGGTTCGAGAACGAGGGATTTGAGTTTTTCACTCTAATCCTGCCTCGCCTTGGGAGTGGGCTCGAAAGAGCCCTCGACCTTGGCGAAGCGAGTCCTGACCTGTTTCCGGGTTTCCGGTGCAGGCAGAAGACACCTGTTTTTCTTGGCGGCTTCTTTGACCTCGTTTTTGACCGCACAAGCGGTGTTCTGCTGGATGAACCGTCCTCTGAGGCGATCCGTTCTATCCGTCAGCTTACGCTGATGTTTAAGAAGATCGAATTAGAGTGCGGAGAAGCGAAGACGCAAGCTGCGTTCGACGCCTTTGTCCAGTCCAACTCTCAAGTTGGCAACTGGGAAGCCGATGTGGAGCCTGAACTCGTAGAAGAGTTTAAGCGCCTGTCGGATGTTATTTTCTCAGTTTCGATGTCGAAGGTGAACCGTAAGGTTCGTGACTTCGATCTCGTCCCTTCTCATGGCCCTGGGGCCACTGCGGATAGGTTGATCGCTAACGCGAAATATACCATGCCGTCGTGGACCGAGCGTCTAGAGACTGTGGCGCCTTTTTGGCGCTATGCTGGGTTTAGGGGATATTCCTCCGAACTATACAGTAGGGTCGACATGAGGTCCCCGGAACGGGAAATACCTGTGAAGGTAGTTGCTGTTCCGAAGACGTTAGAAACTCCTCGGATTATCGCTGAAGAGCCCGCGTGTATGCAATACATGCAACAGGGAGTCTTCGGCGCAATTCGTGATGAGGTTGATCAATCTTTCTTGGTCGACTTGATCGGGACAGAAAGCCAGGAGCCTAACCAGCTTCTCGCACTGGCAGGATCCAGAGATGGTTCCTTCGCTACGCTCGACTTGAGCGAAGCTTCCGATCGTGTTTCTAACTTGCTTGTTCAGGCTCTGTTTGACGCCTACCCAGATCTTACTGATCTGGTTCAAGCGTCTCGCAGCCGACGAGCGAGCGTCAGTGGAAATGGAGTGATCCATCTTCACCGATTCGCGTCTATGGGGAGCGCACTTACGTTTCCTGTTGAGACGATGGTCTTCTTGACCGTTGTCTTGATGGGAATCCAAGATGCGTGGAACCTCCGCTTTACTCGCCAGGCTCAAGTAGAGCAGCTGGTGGGGTGGGTGAGAATCTATGGGGATGACATCATTGTCCCGGTAGATGTCGTACCTTCCGTG